CACCCCCCATAGTGGGGGGCGTCGGCCAGCATAGCTGGTGTCTCACGTTAGAGACCTCAAGAGACGGCAGTTGGGCACCGCGGCCTAATTGTCATTCGTAACGTGTAACGAGAGGTATTTTACATATGGCCGACACAGATCAATTCGTGTCGAAATCTTATGATCAACCTGATAAGGTCTACGATCGTCCAGTCACGTATACTCCCATTATTGGGACGCCTCCAGCCGACAAGGTGGAGACGAACGTGGTGAAGACGGTCAAAGGCCGATATGAGGGTGTCCGTCTCGCTCATTTCACTACCCGGAAGGAACGGGGGGATCTTCTTCCCCTAACGCCCTACCTAAGGTACGACTATGAGCAGACGGCCGATCCGGGTGACTACCTTGGTACCTACAAGTATCCGCCAAGCGGTACGACTACGAAGATGTATAATTATAACACATCTCCTAGCCGTCACGTTTTCGGGACTTGTAGCTCTGAGGCAACCGCCCATTCGGTCATAGATGCCATGTTGGATGGGTTCGATCCCACCGCTCTCGTCCAAGAAGCGTTCGCAGACTGTGCGCCGGACTTTGACGCCCTCACCACTCTGGTGGAGGCGAACAAGACCATAGCAATGGTACTGGGAGCGCGGAGAAACGCGCAACGCCTCATTCGTGAGGCAATGCGGGGTGGCTTTAGCACAGCACGTGCTGCTGCTAGAGCATGGCTAGAGTGGCGCTATGGTTGGAGAATTCTTGGATACGATATCCAGAATTTCTGCGAGTTCTACAACTACCCTGTCCGGGATGATATCCTGGAAGGGCGGGCGAGAACAAGCTTCTCTGACCTTGTGACTAAAACGACGACTGACTACAATTACTATGTCAATTACGACAGAGTAACCTCAATCAGTCGCTCGCTTGACGTCAACGCGCAGGCTCGTGTGAAGATGTGGGGTAACTCCCTTAATCTTCTAACTTCCCCGGTAAATACTGCCTGGGAAGTGATTCCCTTCTCGTTCGTTGCTGACTGGTTTGTATCAGTCGGCGACGTACTGAAGGCATGGACCGTCCTGGTCTATGCTCAAGAGACCACCTCCTCATGGGGGTGGAATTTCGAGGAATCCGGCCATATGTACGTCACCAATCCTGTCATAGGAACGGGGGCGTATGCCACATCACCATTTTCAGCCAGCGGTTCCGCTGACTCAAAATGTACACTCAAGAGAAGAATTCCCTTGGGTTCTCCATCTCTGTTCCCGCGGATCCGTCTTCGGATGGGTGCAAAGAACGTCATTGACGCTGCTGCGCTCCTATCCGGAGTTAGAATCGATCACCTTAGGAGGTAATCAATATGGCTGCATTTTCTACAGTCATTTCCGAGTTTTCAGATACTGAGAACCGGAGGACCTACGCCGTTACCGGTCATACGGTCCAGGCACCGAAGCTGCTTATTCAGAAGCGTTCGGTTCCAAAGTCGGCGACGGGGGTAGCTGAAAGCTCCCTCGCCGTCGTTTACGGTACCACCGATGCTGATGGGAATATTCATCAGTCTAAGGTGGGGCTAACCGCCAGTGTCCGCTATCCTGCGGACGGTCAGTCGTCTGACATCGCTGCGGCACTCGTCGTATTTCGCGACTTCGTGGCCAGTGATGAGTTCACCGCTCTGGTGAACGCTCAGACTTACGTCCAGTAATGGGTTTCCGCAATGGAAGCCCTCTGGATTAAGATCGTACTTGCAGTGGCCCTGGTCTTCGCGACCTGGTTCGCTGTAGATACGAGCGATTTGCCGACCTTGCCCAAGGTTGATCCCCCAGTGATGGGCGATCCGCCTGTTCCTGTGCCCGAAATGGCACCGGAGCAAAGCTTGGCTGAGCATCTCGCCGATGGGGTGAAATTCCCCATCGATCTTTCGTTGACTGACACAATTGAGGTATCCCGCAATGAGAACCCCAAACCGAGCCTCTCCGGAGAGGAGAGTGGATCCTTGGATCCTAGCCCGGCAACTGGCAGTAACGCTCCTCCAACCATATCCGACGAACCTGAACAAGGTTCTAGGGATGGTGCGAGCTAGGGACCTAAAGTCCCTTGCCTCGCTTGGCGACCTGTCTGCTCTCGAGTTTCGTGAGGCAGATCATCGACCCGTGCTGGCAGAACGCCAGATTGCTGCTTTGTTCAAGAAGAACGACAGCTTCACGGACGACACCACTGCTACTCTCGCTGCTGGTAATTCTTTCACCAGAGCAGAGCGCAAGTGTCGGATCACCAACAAACGTCTCGACCACTATTATAGTCACCCGGGTAGGATTCCCGAGGACATTAGTGTGTGGTTACGACGCATGGAGAAAGATATCAAATTTCTCCTAGGTGATGTCGAGGCACTAACGACGACCCTGTCGTCGCGAGTGAGGTTGACCAATGGAGCAACCGAGGATCGGCCGCGCCGTCGCTCATTCCCTTACCTGAAAATTACTGGTAAGGTGCGTGCGCCACGTGCGGCAATTCCTTTAGTTGGAAGTCTTCTCCAAGAAATTGGAGTGGATTTATCCTCCTGTAAGTATAGTTGTGTTGAACATAACACGATTGTACTCGTGCCAAAGAACTGGAAGACCCATCGCACTATTGCGAAGGAGCCGACCCATTCTCTTCCTTTCCAGCTTGCGCTGGACAGCCATTTCAAACGGCTGTTAAGGAAGTGGGGGATCGACTTGTCTAGCCAGGAGAAGAACCAAGAAGGTGCTCGTCTTGGATCCATTGATGGATCCCTGGCGACTATCGACTTGGCTATGGCCTCGGACACGCTCAGTTTTAACACTGTTGCGTGGCTGATGCCTTATGAGTGGTTGCAGCTTCTTTGCTGTTTCCGCTCTTCTTCTTATCGAAGCCCTTGGGGCGAAGGATCGTATGCCAAATTCTCATCTATGGGAAATGGCTACACCTTCAGCCTTGAGACTTTGATCTTTGCAGCAGCGTGCAGAGCTGTCGGTTCTCGACAGTATGCCGTCTACGGTGACGATATCGTCATCGAGACTGAATTAGCCGCGAGGCTAATAAAGCTGCTCAGCTTCCTAGGGTTTATCACGAATAAGGAGAAATCCTTTATCGACCCAGCCAACCCTTTCCGGGAAAGCTGTGGGTGTGACTATATCAATGGTGTCCTTGTGACGCCATGGTATATGAGAGAAGTCCCCTATCTTAGGGATAAATCTTCGCTCTGTCACTTGATAAACGGTCTGGTCTCTGTCTCCTACCCCGGTCCTCTTTGGGAAACCTTAAAGGGCTTGGTGGAGAATGAGAGACTCCGTCTGATTCCTCATTGCGAGGAGTCACGAGCGGGTGTGTGGATAACACCGCACTTCGCTTGGCGGCTAGGAAAGCTGCGTCTTGACCGTCGCCCGACCCGTAAGGGAAAGGTGAACCCAGACTTCGGATTTCCGACGTTTGAGGGTTACGGCCAAGTGCAGGACGTCAGAAGGACGTCTGGATGGAGATCTTTGTTGCTATGGCACCTTCGGAAGGTGCAGAGCCCAGAGATCTCTCTGAAAGTCACCCCGAACCGATTCGGCGAGCTTTTATTAGCAAGCCGAGGAGGTGAGAGTGACTTATTGCCCGACGAGGTTGTTGTGACCTCCCGGGTGGTCGTAAGGAGCCGTTTTGTCCACAAGACCAGACGGTACTTTCCGGTCCGTAGTACGACTCCTGGGATCCTCTTCCTTTGGGATGAGGTCCTGGGTGCCTAGGATCCGCTAGTTATCTAGCCGAGCCTGGGCAGTCGTGCCCTTTGTATGGAACACAACCCCTTGC